CATCACCCACCGCACCGCCGCCTCGACCCTCACGGCCTGGGGCGGCTGAGACACACCCCACAGGAGCACCCCACCATGTCACGCTACACCCGCAAGCGGCTGATCCTCGCCAAGACCGAAGGCGGCTACGGCGTCGATGCAGCGCCGACCGCTGCCGACGATGCCATCCTGGTCAGCGATATCACGTCGGCCTTCGAGGCCAACAACGTCGACCGAGCGCTGATCCGGCCGTACTTCGGCAACAGCGAGCAGTTGGTCGGCACGCGCAGCGTGCGGCTGGCCTACAACGTCGAGTTCGTGGGCGCCGGCCCCGCTGGGGGCGCGCCCAAATGGGCTCGGCTGCTGGCGGCCTGCGCGATGGAGGGCGCTGCCGCATCGCCCGTCACCATCACCGCGAACACCATCAGCGCTGCGGCGGCCGACAGAAGCTTCAATGACAGCGCGAACGGCTTCGGGAGCTTCACGGCCGGCATGGCTGTCACCGTCAGCGGCTTCACCGGCAACGTCGCGAACAACCTCACGGGCATCATCACCACGGCCGCGGCGGGCAAGCTGACCATCGCCGGCGCGGACGGCGACCCGATCGTCGACGACGCCGCCGGCGAGTCCGTCACCATCACCGCGGCCGCCCGCTACGACCTGCTGCCAATCACCGACGACGTGCCGTCGCTGACGCAGTACTACTACCGCGACGGCGCGCTGCGCAAGGCGCTGGGCTCGCGCGGCAATGCCACGCTGCGCCTGAACGCCGGCGAGCTGCCGGTGCTGGCCTTCGAGTTCCGCGGCAAGGACGGCGGGCTGACGGCGGTGGCACTGCCCAACGACGCGGACTTCAGCGCGTTCATGACGCCGCAGATCCCGACCGACGCGAACACGCTCGACCTGGTGCTCGGCGGCACCATCAGCACCAGCGGCGCGGTGGCCATCACCGGCGGCGCCGCGATCCCGTCGCTCGGCCTCGAGGTCAACCTCGGCAACAGCAACCCGCTGGTGCCGATGATCGGCGAGGAGAGCGTCGACGTGGTCGACCGCGCCGTGGTGGCCACCGTGCGCATGAGCCTCAGCGCGGCGCAGGAGGTGACGCGCCAGCAGGCGGTGCTCGGCGCCACGCTGTCCAGCGTGGGCCTGATCCATGGCACGGTCGGCGGCTCGCGCGTGGCGCTGTGGCTGCCGTTTGCGCAGTTCACCAACCCGACCGAGGAAGACTTCAACGGCCGCGCGCTGATGCGCTACGAGCTGCGGGCCGTGCCCAACCCGGCCGGCACCGGCAATGACGAAGTGCGTGTCGTCGCCAGCTTCTGAGGAGAGGGCGCAGATGTTCCGCATCGATCCCGACCCGATCTTCTGGTGGCCCGTCACCGTGCGCCGCCCCGACCCGGGCAAGCCCGGGCAGTTCGTCGACCTGCCGTTCGAGGCGCAGTACCGCTGGCTGTCCGACGCGGACTACGACGCGCTGCTGCGCGAGTGCGTCGACAAGAAGCTGCTGGTGGCCGACGCGGTGCCGCGCGTGTGCTTGGGCTTCCGCCATGTCCAGCACGAGGACGGCTCGGCGATGGAGTCCACGCCGCAGAACCTGGCTCTGCTGTGCGGCCAGCAGGGCGTGGCGCGCGCGCTGTGGGACACCTACAGCGCGTGCCGCGACAAGGCCGCGGAAAAAAACTCGTAGAGGTCGCGCAGACATGGGTGCGGCGTGGCCTCGACACCGACAAGGAGCACCCGCTCGTGGCCGACGCTCGCGCCCTGGGCGCCGGCGCTCCCCAGCTGGAGAAACTTCGTGCACGCATTGATGCTGTCGAAGGCAGCGGCGACGTGCTTGGCGTCTGGTCGGAGCACTGGCACGCGTTCTCGGTGTTTCTGGGCATGGCCGACCAGTGGCGCGTCGTCGTCAAGGAGGGCCGCCTGATGCGCCTGGGCCTGGACTACGCCGCGCTGCCGCCGGTGCTGGATGCGCACCGCCGCCTGCCGCGCCGCCTGCGCCAGCGGCCGCGCACGCTGCTGCGCCAGCTTCGCCAGCTGACCGCAGCCGCGCGCAAAGCCTTCAACGAGGTCGACTGAAATGGGTGACCGCGACTACGTCTTCCGGCTGCGCGGCGAGGCCGAGCAGCTGATCGCCGCGCACGAGCGCGCCGCGGTCGCGGTGGACAAGCACGCCGACCAGACCGCGCTGCTGGCGCGGCAGCAGGCCATGGCGCATGCCGAGGCCGACCGCTTCATCGCCGGCCTGAAGCGCCAGGCCGAGGCGGTGGGCAAGAACCGCACCGAGCTGCTGGCCATGCAGGCGGCCGAGATGGGCGTGGCGGACCGCGCCGCGCCGTTCATCGCACGGCTGCAGCAGAGCGAGAAGGTCGCCGGCGGCTTTGCCCGCACCGGCAAGATGACGGCGATGGAGCTGCAGCAGGTCGGCTACCAGCTCAACGACCTGGCCGTGCAGGTGGCCAGCGGCCAGAACCCGATCACGGCGCTGGTGCAGCAGGGCTCGCAGCTGTCGGGCACCTTCGGCGGCGTCAGGCCGGCGCTGCAGGCCGTCTTCAGCCTGTTCACGCCGGCGCGCGTGGCGGTGGGCGGCCTGGCGGCCGGCGTCGGACTGTTGGCGCTGGCCTGGTCGCAGTCCGAAGCGGAAAACTCGCGCTTCAACAAGAGCCTGGCCCTGACCAACAACGCTGCCGGACAGACGCGCGGCAGCATGGACACGCTGGCGCGCAGCACGGCCGAGAACGCGCAGGTGACCATCGGCTCGGCGCGCGAGATCGCGCAGGCACTGGTGTCCACCGGCAAGGTGGGCCCGAAAGCCATCGAGCCCATGGCCGAGGCCATCGGCCGCGTGCAGAAGCTCACCGGCGAGAGCGCCGAGAGCGTCGTCAAGGACTTCGCGTCCATGGCCTCGGGCGTGGCACGCTGGGCCGCCGAGCACAACAAGCAGTACAACTACCTGACGGTCGAGCAGTACCGCTACATCCGCGCGCTGGAGGCGCAGGGCAAGACCGAAGAGGCGATGGCCGAGAACGCCCGGCTGCTGAACGAGGCGCTGGGCAAGCGCACCGTGCAGCTGGGGTCCCTGGAAAGGGGATGGGAGGCCATCAAGAAGGCCGCGAGCGGCGCCTGGGACGCCATGCTTGCCGTCGGGCGGCCGGATGATGCTTCCGAGAAGCTGGCAAAGGTCCGCAAGGAGCTGGAGGCCGCCCGTGCTGCGCCGATCGCTGCCATTGGCGGCAGGAGCCAGGCCGAGGTTGAGGAGCGTCAGCGTCAGCTCATTGCGAGTCTCGAAGCGCAAGAGCAAGCGCTGCAGCGCCTGGCCGATGCGGAGGCAGCAGCAGCGGCGCAGCAGGCAGAAGAGGCCAAGAAGAACAGCAAGGAAATCGAGCGCGAGCAGCAGGCCAGCCAGAACGCGCAGTTGGCCGTCCAGAAGGCCGGCGCCTCGGCGAGCCGTGCGCAGCAGGAAGTGGCGCTCGAGGCCGAGCGCATCGCGCTGGAGCGCAGCTACGAACAGGGCGCGCTCAGCCTGGCCGGGTATGTGCAGGTGCGCCAGCAGCTCGAGGCCCGCGGCCTGGCCATCAAGGAGGCCGCGGTCGACCAGGAGATCGCGCTGGAGAAGCGCCGCCAGGCCGCCGCCGGCGCCCCGGCCGAGGTGCAGCAGGCCGAGGCGCGCATCGGCGAGCTGCGCGCGCAGCGCATCTCCCTGCAGGCCGACCGGCTGCGCCTGGCCGAGGAGGCGCGCAAGAACTTCGGCATGCAGCCCAAGACCGACCCGCTGGGCGAGTTCATCACCGAGCGGGTGCTGCCGGCCGCGGCCGAGCGTGACCGCCGCGCGATCGAGGAGCGCGCCAAGGCCCTGGACGAGTTCAGCGTCGCCAACAAGCAGCTGGCCGTCGGCCTGATCGCCGACGATCGCCAGCGCGGCCAGGCGCAGATCGCGCTCGAGGAAGAGTACCTGAGCGAGCAGCTGAGGCTGCGCGAACGGTACGGCGACGACCTGAAGCGCGCCGAGGACGAGCTGGCCGCCTGGCGGCTGTCGCGCGAGCGGCAGTTGAACGACGCCCTCAAGCCCGAGTGGCAGCGCCGGCTGGAAGAGTGGGAGGACATCGAGCGTTCGCGCCAGCGCGCCAGCGACGAGTTCAACCTGGCCTTCGTGGAAGGCGGCCGCCAGGCCTTCGGCGACATGCTGGCCGAAGGCAAGGCCAGCTTCGGCGACCTGAAGAAGTTTGCGCTGCGCTCGCTGGGCGAGATGCTGTACGAGCGCAGCGGCCTGGGCCGGTCGTTCGCGATGCTGGGCAACCTGGCCTTCGACGGCATCACGCGCGGGCTCACCGCCGTGCTGCCGGGCATCGGCGGGGGCGGGCAGAGCTTCGCGTCGCCCGCGTCGGCGTTCGTCGGCGGTGCCGTGCCGTGGGCCAAGGGCGGCGCCTTCAGCAGCCAGGACCTGGCCGCGCACCGCGACACCGTGGTCAGCAAGCCCACGCTGTTCCGCTTCGCCAAGGGCGCGCGCATGGGGCTGATGGGCGAGGAGGGCGCCGAGGCCATCATGCCCCTGGTGCGCAGCGCCAGCGGCCACCTGGGCGTGCGCGCGGTGCAGTCGCAGCCGTCTGCGCCGCCGGCGCGCGTGGAGGTCATCAATAACCTCGGCGTGCAGGCGCAGCCGCAGGTCGAGCAGCGGCCCGACGGCCTGCTGCGCGTCACGCTGGACGCCGTGGCCCAGGACACGCGGCGCGGCGGCGTGACGGCCCGCGCCATGGCCGGCCGCTTCGGCATGAACAACGGCGCGGCCCTCAGCCGGCGGCGGGGATGATGCGTGTCGAGCATTCGCCTCATCCCCACGGGCCTGCCCACGGCGCTGGCCGACGGCCATGGCTTTCAGCCGCTGGAGAACGCCCGGCCGCGGCAGCGCGACCAGGGCGAGATGCGCATGCGGCCACGCTGGCGCACCACGCCCGAGCGCTGCACGGTGCGCTGGCGCTTCACG